GTGTGAGGTTGCGTGAGCTGTTGGAGCATCTCCGTCATAAGTTATGTTGCCGTCTGTTACTGCGGTGTCAAATTCGGCTTTAGTACCTGTGATTCCAACTATGGTAGATTGGTCGCCAGAGTTACTACCAGAAGTATCACCCAAAAGAGTTATATCCGCGTCAGTGACATAGTTCTTATCCGTATCTTCGCCAACATCTCCCGTTGTTAAAACTACCGTACCAGTTTCTCCATTAACTGAGAGAACTGAATCTGTTGGTGTTTGTAATTCGTAAAAGTCAGCCATCGTGCCTGCTGTTCCTGCATTCTTCATGTAAGATTTATTCTCATCACTTCGCACTACAACATCTCCCTCTTCAGTAGTGAGAGCTAACATAGCAACTTGACTAACTGCTACTTGAACAGAAGTTAAAGCTACTGGTGGCAACACCGCACTTGGGAGAGTACCACTAGAAATATTAGAGGCATCAGTGCAATCAGTGTTTGGAACATTGCTTAGACCAACTTCTGTTTTTGTTACTACGTGGGGATTTCCAGTCACTAACCCTCTATGAGTTGTATTCTCTGAAATTCCATCGTGGTCATGCAAGGTAGTATCCCCTCCATCTGTTAAGTCGGTGGCGTTTATATCTGAAATATTATTAACTTCCGCACTAGCTTCAACCCCATCCAGCTTAGAGCCATCAACGGAAATATCTCTGCCATCGATAGTAGCCAAAGCTGTTACTGCTAAATTACCAGTTAATTCCCTTGTCCCATCTGCAAGTAAATATTGAAGGTGGTCATCATCAGTTAAACCAGTTAAAGACCCATGGTCAAGATTTAACTGAATACTCCCTAGCATTTTTACTAACGTAAAATCATCAGCCATTCTTTTTAATTATAAGTTAATGACGCATAATTATCCCAAGTATTATCGAAATTAGAGTCTCCGTCAGCCCATTTTATTTCAACACAGGAAGTTTCATCTACTCTTTTAATCTGCCAAACTGCTGAAGCTGTTGAAGAAGCTATCGGTGCTTTTCCAATATAAGTGTACACGCCGCTTTCTGCTACTTCCAGCATAAAGTTACCTTTTATAGCAGCCAAAATTGAATCTTGCTTGGCTTCAGTCGAAGGAGAGGTATTTTTTACCCATTTTGTGCCATTCCAAACATAATTAGAAGCTGGTTTTAATCCTTTAGCCATCCTATTATTTCATTAATTAGCTTATATTCTTTCAAAGCCACGATGTAATCAACATCCATTTCTCGGTTAGCAGTTTTATCGAGTAGCAAGAATTTTTTTCGAATTTCCTTTCTCTTTTCCTCAATCTTCTCAAATTTAGAACCTTTATTCCTGATAACAATGTCGATAGCCTCGATGAACCATCTGAACTTTGCCCTCCAAAGTTTTATTTTGTTTAACATTAGACTTCTAAGATTAGTTGTAATTTAAACTCTTCGTCAACTGTTGCGTTAAATATTTTGACTGTATAAATTCCGTACATTGGCAAAGTCGTCAATTCTGGATAGTTCCCAGTCTCAGTATCAGTTTCAAATATCACAATGTCCCTATCATCGATAATCTGAAATTCGTAAGCAGTTGTGCTTGTAACTGGTTCTATAACTATTTGACGGCAAATTCCTTCCAGTCTAATAGTATTTGTCGAAAATTCACCAGTTGAAGGAGTTTCAACGATGTACTCTCGGTGCATTAATTTTTTATACATAAATATTATTTAAGTCCAACTATGCTAGTGGCATCTGTGCCAGTATCATAAACTCTAGTAATTTGTAAATTTATAGTTGTACCAGCTGCAACAGCAACAAAAGTTACGGCAGTTCCATCGAGAGTATCAACTTTAACGTCTCCAGTTCCTCCAACATAAACAGCATCGTAATCATGGTCTCCATCGTCAGCGGGAGTAATAGCGGCTGCATCCGTAAAAGCTAGTTGGTAAGAATGACCTTTCTTATTCATCAACATTTGACCTTGATTCATTTTTTTAAATTATTTATTAGATTTTTTGCCTTCTTCACTAACCTTCAAATACTCTTTAGCCTCTTTTTTGATTCTCTCTAAGTTTTGATATTCCCTAATTACAAGTCGTTCTTGGATTTTAATGTCAGCAAGTGGTTTAGGAAGATATTTGCCGTCAATCAACAAGTGAGGCATTAGATTGCCATATTCATCAGCTTTATTCACAGGTGGCAAAGAATCATCTTCAATGGTCGCAGTCGTGTTAGCTCTTTTGACCAAAAGTAATTCCTCCTCGACCAAACCTTGATAACGTTCCTCTTCAAGTTCTGCCTCTGTTTTTAATTTTTCCTTAATTTCTTCTCCTTCCATGGTGTTTTTTTAAAATTTATAGTTTACGAACCCTCCTACTGCCATAAACTTCTTTATTGGTGAGTCGTCGGTGACTCACCTAAGAAAAGTTTATACTACAAGATACTCTTGGAAATAAGTTTCCCTTTTTTATCTTTAGTAACGGTGTGTTCTTCTCCGTTGATTATTTCCATCCCGAAAGTGACTTCCCCCTTAACAACTTTTTTGCCAACCTTTTTGGCGACTTCTTTTTTCTTAGCCATATTTATAATTTAATAATTATCCTGAGAGAGAAAAGTTCTCTCCCAAGGAATCATTCAATTAGTCAGTAAGTTCAGTTCCTAACCCTCCATTAGCATCTGGTGCTGTGGATTGAGAAATATAAATTCCCTGACCTGAAGCAGAACCAACACCTGTGCAACCCATAAAGGTAGGTCGAATCAAGTTTAGGTATCCAGCTACAGAAGCAGCTCCTAAAACAGCATCAGTCATGATTGTTCCAGTTGCATTTTGAACAAAGTTGATACCGTTAAAATCTTTAATGACATTATTGAAGTTCAAAGCACTTCCATCAACAACCTTGATAAAGCAAGCTGTTGCAGCAGCGGCAGTAGATACGGACATATTTGCATAGATATTTTCTAAGAAATTTTCCTTAACTGTTCCGTCAGTAGCTCCACCTGTCTTACCATCAATCTTGATACCGTAATGAGCAACAGCACTTGGGGTATTAGATTGTCCAAGAACACAATTCCTCATAGTCAATGAATCTCCAGCCATCCAGAAATTACACCAACCTGCATTGGCAAGACCAGCTATCTTAACCATTGAGCATCCTTCGATAACAGTTCCTTCACCGTTGTCGATAACTACAGATAAAGATTCAGCCTTCGTATTACCATTAATAAATTTAATGTTATAGAAAGCATTTCTAGTACCAGTTATCAAAGCAACCGCTATATCAGTAGCGGCAGTCGTAACTCCCATACTGATTTTAGCACTTTGAGCAGTCAATCTGCCATAAGAACCATCCATCCCAACGAAAGTTACTCTATTTTTAGCTACAGTAAGCATCTCAGTCACAACATGAGTGGAATTACCAATCAAAGCGATAACGTCGAACTTATTTGTAGTCGCCAAAGAATAAGCTTGAGCGATAGTTTTTACTGCTTCCTCTGGAGATTCTCCGTTATTACCATCACCACCATTTCCATAGTCACAATAAATAACTTTCCCAGCAGTAGCAGGAACTCCTGCTCCACCACCTACAATTTGATTGACTTGTAGAACGTCTAAATTAGTTTTACCCATCTTTTTATTCTTAATTCTTATGAGCGTTTCGAGCATAAACCCTACCGCACCCCTCAAGCTTCAAAGCCCTGAGACCTATCCACCTGATACTCTGCGGGGAGGAGTCGTCGAAAACTCCTCCCTCTTTAAGTATTGAAACTGATTGCATTAAAACAATCTTGCTTCTCTAATTAACCAGCGTAAGAAGCTCCGTCACCCTTAGAAGCCCATACACCTCTCCAATTCTTCCAACCTACTTGCCATCTCGCTGAGGCATCGTAAATTGTATTCTTGTTCTTGTTATCTACATAAATTCGGCTTTTAACTCCCTGTCGCTCGAAGAATATGAATGGTGAGAACAATGAATCAATCAAGAACCATTGAGTATCTGAACCACCGTTTTGGGAATTTATCCATTTTGTAGAGATAACTGTGACAGTTCCATCGTAGATGTTCATGTCGTTGTTAGCTGTACCTGGTCTTTTGGTAGAACCAGTCAAAATTACGGCAGTTTTTTCCAATGAATCTGGCACTAATAGGATTAGTCGTCCACTTCCGATAGCCATTGGTAGCCCTCTATCGTCAAGTTGTCGTCTGACAGCTTGTTTTCCAACTTCCAAATTTGGTTCTGAAAGAACTAAACCTGTAGCTGAAGCATTGGATTGAGCAGTACCACCATCTTTACGAGGATGTCCTACTGAAGCCAATGGTTTCCCGTCTGAATAAAAGGTCAAATCTGCTGGCAAACTAGCCTGGGCAGTAAATGCGTAATTGAAAGCACCGAAAGCACTTTTATCAAACATCATTTTGAACCCGATGTGCAAGTCCCTTCCTTCATCGAACTTGTCTTGCAAATCTTTATCTCGGTCATCCTTAAACTCCTCGGTGATTTCAATACCGCTAGTGTATTTAACAAACTTAAATACAGTTTTGTAACCAGGCAATCTGGCGTCCATAGCGTAATCTTCACCTTCATCAGTTTGTCGAGGGTATCCAACACCAGTTTTGCTAGTGATGGTCTCTTCGGCTTTATTAGAGGTCTTTTGCTTGAAAAGTGAAGTTGCGTTGTTTTTCTCAACTCCCAATGCTGATTTTATTCCCAAAGAATAAGCCATTTCAGCTTGGTTGTAAGATTCAACGAACTTAGCAGCAGTTCCTGTAATCCAACCTTCTCCCCAACTAGAACGTAATTCTACATTCATAGTCAATTAAATTAAAAATTAAAACTTCAATTATTCCTGTACTCCATAAATTTCACTCATAGCTAATGAAACCATTAACCTAGTTGAGTCAGTGCTATCTACTCCGTGAGAATAGAAATTAGCAGGAGTTCCAATAGTTCGAGTAGCAGTAGATTCTAACAATCGACCGTAATCAGTATTAGCAGAATCAATATCAACTCTACATCCTGGTTCATCTGAATCTACAGTCGTTCCGATAGTACCACTTACTTCAGCTGAATAAACAGTAGAAGTTGAAATATCTACGAAAGCATAGAATTTATCTGAATTAGTTGCATCAGTTACAGCACTTCTTTTATCGTTACCGCTGGCAGTTCCAGCAACAACAGCATCGGCTCGTAAGATGTTCCCTTTGGAATCAGCAAATGAGGCTATCACTCCCAAAAGTGGAAGAGCAGCT